CTCCCGTCGCCGAGTATTTGAAGCAGAAAACAAAGAATACCACGACAAACATCGCACAGCGGAGGGTTTGAGGTTATGCCTACGGTGACCAATTTAAATGACATGGTGCTTAATGAGTGAAATAAAAAAGCAAGTTTCCGCTGAGTTGCAGCAAAACATTACAGTCTCCGCGGATGTCTTAAAACTGAACGGTATAACAAGAAACTACACAGGCATAACCAACGACCAGCTGCAGGTTTTAATAGATAATAAAGAGAGCGCTATTGAGGTGAAACTTATACCTCACACATACGCAAACAGCTTCGATTTTCCGAATATAGGAGACGAAGCTGTTATTTATATTGACGAGCAAAACAACAAATCGTACAGATGGAGCAATAAGGAATTGAAATACTACTGCATAGGTAGTGACTACAACGATATAAAAATAATTAACGGAGGGGATTCGCAAAATGGCTGACGTGATACTCAGCAGCAAGATTCAGATAAGAAATGATACCCAGAGCAACTGGATTACAAATAATCCGGTCTTGCTAAAGGGTGAGATAGGCATAGAGATTGATAAGAACAAGTTTAAAATCGGTGACGGAATAAACCCGTATACCCAGCTCAAATACGCGAACGGCGGAGAGATTACCGTTAAGACAAAAGACCCGGATTCCACGGATACGGATTATGAACTGGGTACAATCTGGGTAAATACTCAAACAAGCAACGTGTTTATTTATTCCAAGACAGGAAGCGCCTTTACATGGCGCAAGGCAATATTTGACGATTACCTAAGTACCTTTGTTCCCGCAAGCGCGGGCAAGCTTGCCACGGCAAGAACCATCGGCATAACCGGCGACGGAAGCGGATCCACATCGTTTGACGGCAGCGCAAACGCAAGCATCTCGCTTGTGTTAAAAAACAGCGGCGTCACGGCGGGAACCTATACCAAACTTACGGTTAACTCTAAAGGAATTGTCACCGCGGCAGAACAGATAAAGGAATCTGATTTGCCTAATATTTCTGTCGGCAAGATTACGGGACTAGGAACCGCGGCAACAAAAGACGTCGGTGTCAATGCCGGGAACGTGGTACAGGTGCTCTCCGACGGAAAGATTGATGAAAACCTTCTCCCGGCTCTTGCGATAACAGACGTGTTTGAAGTATCTTCGCAATCCGCAATGCTTGCTTTAAACGCCCAAAAGGGCGATGTGGCTGTAAGAACTGATGAGAATAAATCATATATTCTTTCTCAAAGCCCGGCAAGTACGCTCGCAAACTGGAAACTATTAAGAACTCCAACAGACATAGTACTTTCTGTAAACGCCAAAACCGGAGCTGTGGTTCTTACCACTTCTGATATATCTGAAGGCGCCAATCTGTATTATACGGAGGCAAGGGCAACCGCAAATTTTAACAGCAATTTTGCGGAGAAGAGTTCCGCGGGCCTTACAGACGGAGCTACGATTCTTCACAGCACAGATACATTCATTATCAATGGAGGCAGCAGCACATAATATGGCTAGCTTTACGATAAGCGCAAGGCTTCAGCAAAGATCCGATACAAAGGCCAATTGGCAGTCTAGGAATCCGATACTGTTGGTAGGGGAAATAGGGATTGAAATTGATACCGGCAAGCTCAAGGTGGGAAACGGCGTTACGCCGTGGAACAGCTTAGCATACATAGGTATAACCACAGAGTACCTTGAAGAAAATTACCTGCCAAAAACAAATCCGACAATAATTGGATCAATATCATTCGGAAACAGCAATACAAAGATATCCAGAGACAGTATATCACCTGCGGGAAACAATATTGGAGTTACCGGAATAATGCTTACTCATTATAACAGCGACGAGGGTGGGCTGCTCATAAATGAGGACGGAGCGTATTTATGGAACAGTACAGACAGCGGAAGCGCATTGAAGATTATCGATGAAGATAACTGGTCGGGAGCAACGAATAAGAAGGATGCAACCTTTTCTCAAGGCTTACTTCTCAACCTTGACAGCAGCGGAAACCTGAAGATAAAAGGGAAGCTTTATGAAACCAACGGGGAGAACCCGGCGGGGACAAGTTCATCTCAGATACTTAATCAATACAGCGGCGGATATGTGAAGATATGGGTAGGAATAACATCGCAGTATAATTCTGCCACAAAAGACAGCAATACCATATATTTCGTTTATTAGAGGAAGGGAAAATATGTTTAAAGGTAGTACAAGTATAAAAGGGGTAAGCTTAGGTGACAATCCGATTTACAGGGTATATCTTGGAAACAATCAGTATTATGCCTGGAACGCTATGACAAGACGAAATGTCACCAGTTCGGATTTCAATTATAAATACGGGGACAAATGGGAACTTTCGGATGGGAAAGTACAATGGAATAACAACATCTTTCAATACAATCAGAAGGGAGTCCTTCTCCATTACGGCACTCCTATAAGCGGTTGTATCTTTAAGATGTGGTGTGGTACAGGCTACGGACACGTAAAGGTAGGTTTAGTGCCGTACATAACCAACAAAAGCGTGAGTCAGTTTGATGAGACGGATTTTATTGCCGGCTGGATAAGAAGACCTGACCAGAAGTGTATAAACGTAATAAACGGTGAAAGGACTGGTGTGGCGTTTGACGCAGACAGAGATCAGGTTTTCTTTTTAGACGCATATATGGGATACGCGCATACACGTGTAGGAGCGTTGCAAACAACCGAATACAGGAGCAGGACAAAGATGCCTGCAGGTTACATTAACTCGGCGTTTTTATGTGTGATATGCATCAACGATGCATTCGCTAACGCGGGAGCAGACAACTTTCAAACCTGGTGGTCGGGGACATATAACGTATAGGAGAAATTATGGAGATAATAACAGTGGTGATAAGCATTTTCGCGAGCATCGTATCAGGTACGGTGCTTTTCTTTTTGCGGCGGTATTTTAAAAAGCTGGATGAGAGGGACAAGGCCGCCGCTCACGAAAACATCCTTATTCTTAAATCAATCAACGCTTTGGGAAAGCTAACGGTGGCAAATTCCATAGCGCTCAAAGAAGGGAAAAACAACGGCGAGCTCACATCGGCGCTCAATGAGTACAAGAGCGTGGATAAAGAACTTTATGATTATCTATTGGAGCGTAACGCTCATAAGTAAAGGGAGGTTCTTATGGAAGAAGCAATTAAAGCATTAAGCGTGCCTGTAATCGTAAGCATAGTCTACGGTTGCATTGATTTGTATAAGCAAATCATAAACGGTAAGGAAAAGTTTATGAGATTAATACCAATCATAGCAGCCCTTCTGGGGACCTTAATCGGCATAGTCGCCTTCTATGCTTATCCGAGCGTCTTGGTGGTGGAAAACATATGGCAGGCAATTATCATAGGCGGAGCCAGCGGACTCACCGCAACGGGCGCAAATCAGGTGTTTAAGCAACTTAATAAGGGAAAAGATTACGAGGATGAAAATGAAAGATAAGGGTGACAATCTAAATCTATTATACGCCAATGCTATGCTGCTTAAGCTATATAGAGAAAGGATAATATCGCTAAAGGTATACGAGTTAGCGCTGGAAAAATGTAAAAATAAACTTGAGAGTTAAGGCGTTTTTGCCTTGACTTATTAACAAATACGCTTATCCTTTGTCTTGACAATTCAGGGCAAAGGATAAAATTTTTAAGGACTTCGAACCTAAAACAATACGGTGTCGCTATGAACAGGAGCGTGATATAATGGCAGATAAAATAAGAATTTGCGCTTACGCCCGTGTGAGCACGCTTTCGGACGAGCAGGATCACAGTTTCGCGGCTCAAACCAAATATTATAAAGAGCTTATCGAAAACGACCCAAACGCGGTATTTGTCGGAATCTACGCCGACAAAAAAAGCGGAAAAGATGTTAGGAATCGACCTCAATTCACGGAAATGATAAAGGCCGCAAAAAGAGGCGAGATTGATCGTATAATAACCAAAAGCATATCGCGTTTTGCCAGAAATATCTTGGAGACGCTTCGCGTAATACGGGAACTGCGAGAAATAGGCGTAGGAGTAACTTTCGAAAAAGAAAACATCGACAGCTTAGACGTAAAGAGCGATTTCATATTGTCAATATACTCAATAGTGGCCGAAAGCGAGCTTGCCAGCATGAGCGAACAGGTAAAATGGGCGGCGAGAAAGAGATTTAAGCAGGGCAGCGTGGAATTGAATTCCAATATATATGGGTATACGCTGAAAGACGGTCAGCTCGTTCCCGTGCCTGAGGAAGCGGAAGTTGTAAAGTATATATTCAAGCAATACTGCTCAGGCGTTGGAATCGAGCGGATAGCGAAAAATTTAAACGAAAATGGCGTCAAGCTGAAAAAATCAAACGGGCTGTGGCGCCCTTATTACATAACAAGAATGTTGAGAAACGAAAAATACATAGGCGACGCTTTGTTACAAAAGAGGGTTAGCATGAACTTCAAATTGGTAAAAAACAACGGTGAAGTCCCTCAATATTATGTCGAAAACAATCATCAACCGATAATAAGCAGAGACTTGTTTGAAAAAGCGCAACGAATTCTAAACGAACGCAAAAGAAAAGGGAAAGCCAAAGAGCTTTCGCCTTTCAGCTCTAAAATAATATGCTTGGCATGCGGTAAAACATATACGCGCAGGAAAAATAATCGCAATACGCCATATGAAAAATGGATATGGTCATGCAGGACTTACGTGAGACATGGGCGGAAATATTGCGGCGCTCATTCAATAAAGGAAAAAGACTTAAAGGAATTGTTCGTGTCAGCTTATAACGAGGCGATTAACTACAAGAGCAACAGCGGGGATTTGAGCGTGTTGGAAGAACGGCTAAAAGCCTTGCTTGCCCAAGAGCGCGAGTTGTTCGCTCTGAAAGCCAAAGGATACATATCTTCGGAGAATTTCGATGCCGAGCATAAAACGATACTAAATAAAATAAAGGAAACAGAAAACGAATACGCCGAAAAAACTCGTGACAGTATTAAGTTGAGCAACACAAAAGCGGAAACTTACGAAGACAGGCTTGTGGCTGACCTTAGCGTTGCCGAGATAGATGGTTATAATATATGCTTCAAGTTTAAAAACGGCGCCAAAGTAATGAGACAATTCACCAACGAGGTTGACCGCAGAGAGACATGGCGGAAAAAATTAGGGAGGGAATAATGCAAACGGCGAAAAGGATAGTAAGAGAGTATGTTCAAAGAGGGCATATAAATCCTCGGGAAACCCAAACGCCTAAGAAATTAAGAGTGGCGGCATATTGTCGAGTGTCGACAGATTCCGAAGAACAGCTGAATAGCTACAGCACACAGGTTACTTACTACACTAACTACATCAAATCAAAGCCTGAATGGGAATTTGTCGGCATATACGCTGATGAGGGTATCACGGGGACTTCGGCAAAAAAGCGGAAAGAATTCATGCGCATGATAAACGATGCCATGAATGGCAAAATCGACCTAATAATAGTAAAATCGGTGAGCCGGTACGCCAGGAACACAGTGGACAGCTTGTCAAACGTGAGGATGTTAAGGGAAAAGGGCGTCAAGATATTCTTCGAGAAAGAAAACATAGATAGCCTTGACCCCAAATGCGATATGATATTGTCGATATACTCAAGCTTGGCCGAAGAGGAAAGCAGGTCTATATCAACCAATATACGCTGGAGCGTACAGAAACGATTTGAAAAAGGCAAAGTGATAATGTGTTTCAATTGCCTATATGGTTACGGACAGGACAAGGAAGGAAACGTATACATAAAAGAAGATGAAGCCGAAGTGGTAAGGGATATCTACTTCGGCTTTCTAATAGGGAAATCGTATCAGAACATAGTAGACGAATTAAGAAGCCGAAACATACTATCTCCGAAAGGCAACAACATATGGTCAAAATCCACTATAAAATCAATACTTCAGAATGAGAAATACATGGGTGACGCCATACTTCAAAAGACATATAAAAGAGACTTTTTGACGCAACGCAGGGTAAAAAACACGGGGCAAGCCCCTCAAAGATACGTTGAGAATAATCATCCTGCGATAATAGACAAGGATACATGGAATGCCGTCCAAGCGGAGCTAAAAAGGCGCAATGAATTGCGCAGCGTGGAGCGGACGGGCAAGGGCAGGTATAACGGGCAATACGCTTTCAGCGGCAAGATAGTCTGCGGCTTGTGCGGCGGGGGATTTAGGCGTCATAATTATATAAACTATAATAAAAAAGAGTATGTATGGACGTGTAAGCAGCATGTGAAAAGCAATAAGCTATGCCATCAACTGCCCATAAAAGAAGAGTATTTGGAAAGAATATTCGTTAAGACTATCAATAAGCTCATATCAAACCGTGAGGAGATATTGAGCGCCGTGAAATCGTCGGTAAAAGAGGCCATAGTAGAGCTGGACTACAAACAGGACGACGATAATCTGATCAAGATAGATAAAGAAATAGAGCTGCTGCAGAACGAGATATATAACCTTAGCGTAAAACGAAGGTCAAAAGTAATTGACGCCGATACGTATAACTCCGAGAGCCAAAAAGCCATGAGTCGAATTGATGAGCTATTCGCTCAAAGAGACAAATTGGTGGAGCTCAACACCGCGGCGTCGCTCGCAAAGGTAAAGGGCGAAATAGTGGAAAGGTTTCTAAATGAGCAAACTCATCTGGAGAACTTCGATAGAGATGTATTTGAAAAACTCGTGGAAAAGGTAATAATCAAGGGCAAAGACAACATAATGTTTGAGTTCAAAGACGGGACAAGCCTCAAGGCGGAAATTGAATTATAACCTTATAAACGAAAAGTCAGTGAACGAAAAGTAAGAAAGGGCAGTTCAAACCCACAAAAACTCATT